CCCAGCAGTACTAGAAGAAGCATCAATTTCAATATGAGGACGTTGTGAATATAATACAAATTTACCTGCACCACCAAATCCTAAATTATCAGTTGACCAACCAGCCATTGGCCTATACGTGGCTAACATCCTACCAAACAAGAATGGACTGGCATTTACCACAATTTTAATATGCAAATTCGAACTAATAAAAGCATAATTATCAATTTTCTTCTTAATAGTAGCATTATTGTAAAATAGTTTCCAGGGATCTAAAATACGCTGCACAGTAAGTGTACTACCTTGGGTCCAGGCAAATGAATCAATCTCAACTGGTCGAGATAAAAAATTAGCCAAATCAGTATTAGGTAAATAATCATTGTAAAAAGAATTATCTGTAATTGGATTAAATTTGGTTAATGTGACAGGATCTTTATCATGAAAAATAACATTTTCATTAGTTAATCCTCCTTCTACTTCGACCTCTTCATGCAATTCTTTATCATCAGACTGTGTTTTATAGATCACAGAAATATTAGAGTCTTTACTTTGTACAGTATATGAATTAGAAGATTCATCTTCTGAACTTGACGATGATTCAAGAGAAACAGCATCAAAAGCTTTAGCACGCATACGCGTATATTTTTCACGACTAATATAGATGGGGACAAAAATTTTGTCCGTGGTCCCATCCATATCCACCTGCTTTTGTGCAGATGAACAACATTTGTTACTTACTCGGGTAACTGCCTTTGAATTAAATTTGCCAGTTTAGTTATTAAGACATAAGAGGTAACTAGTCTCATATGAATTCTACTATTGGTCTCGCGCTAGCAGAAGCGCGACATTAAATTAGTGTTTTTTCCAAGAACACTTAAAACTTTTTGAGTTCTCTTTAAAATTAGTTATCAAACTCTCCCATGTTGGTAATTCATAATCTACTAAATATAATTCCAAATCACACTCTTTTAATACATCTAGTAGTAACTTTTCCATACTATAAAATATCTCTTTACCATGCCAAAAATATTCACGTAGAGCTGTATCCACACTAATAATAGCTAAATGTTCCTTTGATACACTTTTTGATGGTATATGATAAGTGAGACATTTAACAATGGAATCTAATTCTAAAGGACAAACGAACGTATCTAATTCTTCTTCGTATCTCCATGAACGCTTTAAAAATGAACAATCTTTAATATGAACAAAGGGAACTGATTCTGCTTCTTTATCGGCCATAGTATAACCTACATCTATAGATTCTAAGACAGCCTTAATAGACGTATGATTAAACCAACTAGCATCTCTATAAACACCCATCGCATTGTCATCACCGTACGTTATTAAATTAACGTTATACTTAAAACTATGCACTTCTTTATATGGATTAAGTATACGATAACAATAACGCATATATAGGGAATTTACTAAACCATTGATAATCACTGTCAAAGGGTGTCCTGAAGGATTAGTCCCAAAAAATTGTATAAGATCACCATTAAAATCACACCAACTAAAAGCTGTATCTTCAGCAATTCCTTGAATAACTAATAATTCTTCATGTTTCCAACCAGCTTTACTATATATATTTATAATAATATCAAATGCTGCTAGAATCATGGTTGCTGCCATTTGTTTATCAAATTTAACATAATCACCAGCAATAATTCTATCCTCACCATGATAAACTAAGTAGTCCCTAATTTCACTCCACTCCTTAGATTGAGCAACCGTACCCGGTGCTGATTCAAATAAAAAACGATTACTCTGCACAACACGTATTAATGGTAATAATTGTTGTCTAACAACTATTGACCAATCCATGGGTGCACCTGTAAAAACTCTAGTTTTCTTCATTTGTATTTTCTTGAACGTCACAGGCTCATCTTTCAAATGGGCACAAAAATTAGGTGCATATGCTGTACCATTTTTATATTTATTGATACAATCATCTATACGTGCCTGAATCTCTGGAGTAACTTGAACTGGATCTTGTAAATTATATTGGGGCTCAATATTTTCTAAAAAATATTGTTTTGATTTTTTAAAAGGATTTCCAGCACTTGTATTTCGCTTAAGTTTATCAACGTAAGCAACATTATGTGCTCCATTAACCGCTGTAAACTGATCATATGCATGTAGATTTTCTAAATCATCACTTGATAGTCCTGATATAATATCATTAGTAAAAGCAACAACACACTCTTGTAATATTTCCTCATTAATTTTAGATACAGGTTTAACCATATCCTTGAGACTAATATACCAAGGTTCCCATGTATTCATTACAGGTGATCCATATAATGATTTGAAGCCTCTAGAAAATAATTTATCAGCAAGTAATGTTTTCTCTACTTTCGATTTAGATTTAGGTCGAAAGCCAGTAAAAGAGCCATAAACATTAGCACTTCCAGAGGAAATGTAACGAATCGGACTCTTATAATGTAATTTATCTAATGATCTATCATATCCAGGTGCACTAAGCTCTGGAGTGCCAGCCTGAACAAATAAAATATTATTGCTATTTATATAGTTCATAATTAACTCATATGTAATAGGATACGATATAACATTATTTTCACCTCCCAAGACATGTATTCCAAGTATCATAGGTCCATTTCCTGAGTCCATTACCATTATAGAACCACATGATCCATCCTCAGTAGGGGTTCTTGTATATCCATGCCAGCTCATAGGTGGTAATATTACATCATCATGATGAAATGATTTCAAGGAAATATTCTCAATTAATTCGTAATACTTAGAACCGTCTTCACTCCTCGATAAGTAGTATCCCTTACCCTTGCCTTTATAAGATGATTTATGAAATAGGTTAACAATTCTCTTTTTAGGAGGTAAGCACCTTAATGTAACAAAGGCAATGTCGGTGTTAGGAACTCGGTATATTTGAGATTGAGTCATTTTTGTAATAATGTTGCTTGTAACACCACTACTTTTTACACCTTGTATAATTTCTAAATCAAATTCTTCATCAGTATAAATGCCATGTGAGTTACATATATAAATATGCCCACCAATACAAATAGCACGTGTTATGCGATTTTGTTTAGAGGGTCTAATAGATCTAAAATGAACACAATTAGCAAATAATTTACTAATAATTGCATCATGTGATAAAGATTTATAAGATGATGTTAAATTGGATACATCCATTTCCGTTACTTCATAATCATCTTTGTACCATATATCAACTTTACTTTCTTTATCTTCTTTGGGTTTAGATCCAATAATATTATCTACACTTACTTCGCTACCTTGTGGTACAAGCGAGACGGAAGAAAACTTTTTATACATAGTATAAAAAGACACACAGGTAGTTAAGGACATGATAACCTTACTAATAATAGGATTTGTATATATAGTATATTGCACTACATCACCCGTATATCGAAACATACCTTTCCAAATATCATAATTTGTAATTGTACTTTTTGCTGCATTAAACAAATAAGAAGCACAAAACATGTTAGTTATTCTTTTTACAAACCTATTAGTGAAATACAATTTAATCCAAATACAAATAAAGCATGAATAGTAGTACTTCATGAAACCTAATTCATCATATAATGAATTGGTAAAATTAGGTTCATTAGGCGTAGAAATCCGAATTTCGCTATCAACATAATCTTGACGATAAGCAGATATATTTTCTCTGCTCTGTAATATTAATTCATCTTCGGATTCGCAAAGACAATGTGCCATAGGAACATGACACGTTCTACACAACTCAACATTTGACATCACACGATCACACAATTCAGATTTAGTTTGTATATTCTCATGTGCAATTGCCTCCGTTGAAAACCATGAGATGAATTCGTATATATTATCAAATTCAATTAATTTCTCAATTGTTGCTTTCTGGTGTTTACGATCATTTCCGCATGGTTTAACTACCTTAATAATGAAATTCCAATAATTTGGATAACTACCCTCAGGAACTTCTGGTAATTTAGATCCATCAATCATGGTCCCAAATTTACTATATTCACTTTTGGGTTGGATATCAACTATATATGGCATTCTACGTTGTATAGCTAAAGGACAAGAAAAATAAGCAACGGCATTTAAATCTTCCGTGTTAGTTGTTGCTATAAGAAATCGGGATGTGACAGGGGTTCTTCCCTTGTCTGCAATATCAGCTTGTACAGGTACAAATGGCACATTATTATTTACTTGAAGCATCTCCATTAAAGTAGGATCTGGTGAAGTGCTAGGTCTTAAAAAAGCAATATCATCTAATTGAATGCACCATTGACTTGAGGAAAAATTATCCCAATATTTATTGATAGCGTTACGTGTATATCTAAACTCATCAGATGTAGGTAAATTAAATGTTTTACCATATTGATAAAACAGTAACTTACTTAACGTGCTCTTAGCGACACTTGATCCTCCATACAAAAGTATAGAGAATGGTGCCTTTCTCTCTTGTTGAGCTGCTTTTTTAGTACAATCAACACTCTTAATAAGTTTAAGATCTGATACATAGTTTAGTAATAGTTTTCTCTCAAAAGATCCAACTCTAACTGCATGTGTATACATTGCGTCACCTTGCTCAATTAGATCATTAAGGTCTGACAAAAAAGAGAATCTTGAAAAACCATGCGGCTCTGGGTTACTTAGAAAAGTAGATTGTTTCTTTAATGCTAGATACTTTTCGTACCACTTCTCATACTGAGAGCCAGAATGGAAGATGGGATCCATAGATCCGGTGACCATACATTGATAGCCTCGTTCACATATGAATAGAAGCGTATCTAGCATAGTACATACAAAATCAACACCCATATGATATTTACTCCTAAGTGCTTCGGCTTCAATCTTTGAATAACGTAACTTTTCAAAACTTAAACCAATTCTTTCAAAAATAGATGAACTAATTATATACATAATAAATTTATATAATTTCTTATATGTAGCACTCTCCTTCACTTCTTCAAATTTAGAAAGATATTTTCGTAAACTAGAAAAATAATTTAAATATTCATCAGAATCTTTACTCTGTAAACTAAAACCAAATAATTCTTGAAAAATATTTGACAAATCGGATGTAGATAAATATTTAACTAAACCTTTTCCAGTTCTATGTTTACAAAAGTGACTCAAAGCTCGATAATACCCTGAAATATTTGTAGCAGCAATTAAATCTCCTACAAGTAACAAGATATCTTCGAATAATGTACTAACAAAATCTATATGAGGATCCAAACGATTCATGTTAGAATTTATATAAAAAGATAACGCAGAACGCGATTGTAGTTGATAATGAATAGAAGTAATTTTGTTACTAGTTTCTACTAATACTTGTTTTTCACATTCTGCAATATGTGTATATAAAGGATTTAAAATAATCATATTATTATTTGTTGTTATTTTTAAAGACATGTTTATAAAAGTGTATCTCTTCAGTCTACCAATGCTTCTTAGATACATAAGAAGTGGACTTCATTTATACACATGACGGCAACTAGCCATAGTCATGGTATTAATATATGAATATCACCTAATTCCAGAATCTCAGAGGTCGTCTTAGATTAGCAATAAATAGCTCCATGTTCGTTAGGTCAGCTAATTACTAATTTCAGAAGGACATGTATTCAGAATAGGGTACTTCACAGTGATTAGAAATCGTAACTGAAAGGGATTTTTAAAGATAAATCTCAATCTATACATTTAATAATTATAAGTTGAAGGACAATATCAACTCAAATTTTATACTGGAAAAGTATTAATAAATCCAGTG